TATTTTCTTCATTTGATTCACGTATCATTTTTAAATATTCTATTTTATCTTTCAAATTTCCGTTTAACCGTAATCCTGCTATCAATTTTGCCATGGTATCGTACACAATATCTTTATGTACCCTGTCTTTTTTTATAATTTTATAGTCTTTCGATTTTTTTAAATAAATATCTGTAAAAACAATAGGGGGTAAATCCAGACAGTCTTCTTTTTTAAGCATCGGGGCTGATATTTTATCAAATATTAATTTCAGTATGTTTTCATCTTTCCAGCCAATAATTTGATTAACTTTAACCTTTCCGTAATCCATCATTTCATATATTGCATGTTTTTTAAGGAATTCTCTTGCATTTTTATATATTGCGAACATTAGAAAGTAATTTATTGTATCTACCCATCCATTACTCGCAATTGTTGCGGAGAGTCCTATGAATCCGAATGCTTTTTTTGTTATTTTTAAAATTTCTTTGGATCTTTTGGCTTTATAATTTTTGATATAGTGGCATTCGTCCAGTATTAGAAAAGTATTGCTGATATCTGATAAATTAATCTTATGCAGGGACTGATAACTGACAGTCTGATAATTAATATCTGATATCCTATAGTAATTTTTAAATTTGTCTATTTCCCTATCCCATCCTTTTTCTTTTATTTTAGCTGCTGGCGCTACAACCAACAATCTTTTATTTTTTGCATACATATAATAATGATGTAGGGCTATTAATGTTTTTCCAGTTCCTGTATCGAGAGGATAGATATAATTTTTATTACTTGATTCCAGTAGTTCTTTCTGATAGTCATATAGCATTCTGTTATCAATTTCCATTATTCGATCCATTTTTAATTTCACTTATAAACTTTACAAATTCATCATAATTATTCATTACTACAGCTGTTCCATTGGATCTTTTTATTTGATCTATTTCTATTTCCTGAACTTTTGACACTTTACCTTTTCCATCAGGTCTTTTTATTTCTATTGCTACAAAACGACCGTTTATACAACATATCAAATCTGGTATTCCACTTCTCATAAATCCATTACCGTGTACTTTAAAATGATAAATATTTTTACTGCTTAAATATTTTTTCATTTTATTTTCAAGCTGTTTTTCAGTCATTTATGCATCCTCCTAATTTTCTTAATTCTCCTAATTTTTCTATTCTTCCACGTATTCCATATTATTATAAGCATAATCAACTAATCTTCTAGTTACTTCCGATTTAATGAATCCAGTTTCAATCGCTATTTCTTCTATTATTTCCATAGTTTCCCTTTTTACTTTTATAACATTTGTATTTGTTTTCATATATCTTATAGTTCTTCTTGGCATTTTTAATTTTTTCCATCTGTCTTCCTATTCTCTTAATGCAAGTGGCATTATCAGATAAATCCACTTACTGTTGGTTTCGCCTCTTACAAGTACTGTGTTCTTATTATTTGACATTTCCATGACGGTCAGGCTGCTCTTAGATTTGCTTAAATAATCTATCAAAAATTTGATGTTCAGTGAGATTTTCAAGTATTCTCCTGCATGTATTGTGTATATTTTCTCCCTAAATTCGCTAAACTCGTTTGATGCTTTTACTGTCAGACTGCCTTCGCTAAAATCACTAAAATCAAATACGCCTCCGTTTTTTGCGTCCTTATTATTCTTTGCAACGAGAATAGCTTTCTTAAGTGTTGCAAGAAAAATTTTGGTATTAAGCATTACTTTTTTATCGTTTTTTAGACCTTTTACTATCGCCTTGTAGTCGGGGAACGAAAGCTTAACGGGTTCTGTACATAATATCTCAACGCTTCCAAGTTTGAAAATAATCTCTTTAATGTTTGACATTACCAGTACAGTGTCTTCCAGTCCCTGTATTTTTGACTTCAGAGCTTTGATTAACCCTTTCACTGCCTTGAGGGGGATACTGGCCGATATATCCCTTTGAGATTCCAGTATTCCCGTTTCACACATGGCCAGCCTGTAGGTGTCTGTTCCTACAGCTGTCAGTTTATTATCTTCTGTTTCTAATCTCACGCAGTTTACCGCGAAGTTTTCGGGGTCGCCCGATGCCGAAAACTCCACTTTTTCCAAAACTTCTTTAAGTTCCATTCTTTTTATTTTAAAATTTAATGCTTCCACGGTGTCCTCTTTAAATCCCGGATTGTACTCATTTAACGGTATTTCAGACGTGTAATTTTTTGCCGTAATTTTTATTTTGTAATCATAAGTTTTAATTAATATCTCAGTGTCGGGAGCCTGTTTTATTGCAGTCCTGAACATCCTGCAAGGGATGGCCACCTTTCCTTCTTCCTCCACATGCCCGTTAATTCTGACTTTCGCACATGTCTCAGAGTCAGAAGCTAAGATTTCAATTCTGTCGTTTCCATCTGTCCTGATATGGATATGCTTAAGATGTTCCATGCATGCCCTCTCGGTGCTTATGAAATTCTCAGCTATTTCGACTGCACCTAGGAGCTCCTTTTTTAATATTTTTAATTCCATATTGCATTTTTCCTTTCCAAGTGATATACTTCAATTAATGTATTTTGAAAATCAGTCGATATTGCCAGTATCGGCTTTTTTTTAGTTCTGCCATATCCCGATAAAGTTCATCCAGGATCATATAGTAATCCTCGATTGTTTCATAATAAATTCCTTCAATTTCAGGCATTTTTATCCACCTCCTTTTTTAATTTTGTAGACTTTATTCATCACTTTGACTACATTTAAACCTGTTTTTGTAAGCTCAGAATTTTCTGAAATCAGTTTCTTCCTGTTCAGCATCAGTAATTCAGCTTTTGACACAAGCAGAAGATTATCAATGCTGAGGTTCAGCTTGTTGCCGTCAGCAAATATAATAGAATGTTTCTCCGGAATAGGCCCGTTTGCTTCTATCCAAATAAGCTTGTGCTTGTACTCCCACACATCAGGCTCCGCTATTTTTGTTTTAACGTATCCGTCCGTGGTTATCGTATCCTCGCCGACTTTCATTTTATTATGAGGGGTAGCCCCTTTTCTGAATGTTGTTTTGTTACCTGTTCCAAGGAACTTCTTCCCTTTGTTGTGCGGGGTAATCCCTTTTTCAAAACGCCCTGTAAGTCCTGTTGAAATTTTATGATTCTTCAGTGTTTCCCTGAGTTTTTTCGTGTCTATCTGATATTCGAACTTCCTGTTGAACATCTCGACTATTTCACGGTAATGCCTTCCGGGTGCATTTTTTCTGAGGAAGTCAATTTCTTCCCCGGTATATCTTCTTCTTGTCTTGCCTGACATATCTTACCCCTCCAGCATCTTAGGGAGCTGTAAGTCCGCGTTCAGCCCTTCTTCCTTAAGCTTTACTGCTCTCAGGACGGTGTTAGCATTATCAATTATTGTTGATGCGATTTTCACAACCGCCTCCGACCTTGCCACTTCCACGTTAAGCTTTTCCTGTGTCATTTCCTCGTCGCCCAGTCTTTCCAGTTGTGCGAACAGGTGGTTGTTAAGGTCTTTTAATGTGTTCTGCATATCCTTCTTCCTCCTTTAGTCCCATTTTGACTCTTTGAAGTGCCTGAAAGTGATTATTAACAGAATAGTCCAAAGACAATAGACAACTCCTGTCACAACGGCATCTTTTCTAAAAGATTCAGTTTGATTTAGGATTGATGCTGTCATAAAAATCCCGTACCACACAAGTGCTTTTTCAGTTTTAGTTTTCATCTTCTATCTCTCCTTTTTTAATCATATCCGCTGCAATGTTATTCGCCAGCGAATGTACTAATTTCGTCACGTCCTCCCCGTTCACGATTATGACAGGAAAGTTCCCGTATTTCATGTAGTGCTCCACAGCCTCTTCGGGGATGTGGTAGTCCCATCCGCCCCTTGGTCTTGAGGGGGTAGGTGCTACTGTCTGAATTGCTGTTCCGAACTTATATCCGCCCCGCTGTAATCCCACCCTTATTGCAGATTCAGACTTGTGGATACGGTCAGAACATTCTTTAATGGTTAGAGTATTGTTTTTCATATTTCCAAGATCCTTTCGTTTCGATTTTTATCCTTTCAGGGTATAATAATTCTGAAATCCTGTATTTCAGGTAAACCTAAATATTTCGTGTATCCCATTGATAAATTTCCTGAAGTTAATTTTGTTGAGCTCCTCAGGGACATGGAATCCGAAGGAATGGTTATAATCAACGGAAAACCTGCAGTAGGTGCATGCAATATTCAGATTACCGATTACGGTCTTGATTTTCTGAAATAACGGAGTTTTATTAACCTCACTACCTCTTTTATAATCCCAAAAATATTAGGGGTAGTGTATAAGTTACCGTCCTCAATGTATTTCCCGTCTACTAGAAACTTTACATCCTTAAAGTTTCCAAATATGTCGATGTAGAATGTCACTACATATTGTTTACCATCCTTCTCCATACAGATGTCCTTCCTACTGACATCTGCTCCGAATAAAGTTATTTTCATAGGATCACCTCACTTTTTTAAACTGTAAATTCTACAATTGAATAGATCGATAAGGATCAAGATATTCAGTAGAATTTGACACCAGAATCTGAGCAATTTGTAAAACCGCATCTTTATCATCATTGTTCAAATCCTTGATTTCTTCCATTATTTTCTCGACCTTCTCAAGTATTTTTTCCATTCCTTTAATCACCTCTTTTCTTTACCCAAAAAATATCTCATCCAAAATTTCCAGAGGGTATGTATTAATAAGTCCATATTTGCTATCCACAACAGTTCCTGTCAACAGCCCTCTGTCCCTACAGAGTTTAGTTGCTTTTCTTCCGACAGAACTTGAATTGTACGAACCAGGATTAATACCTTTCATATTTGCGTAGGCTATAACGGTCAGATGGTTGCTTGTTACTGCCCTTCTTTCGTTATGTTCGAGCCTCGATATTCCTTTCTGTAGCCCCGCCATGTTGCCTTCAACCGTGCTGAGCCTGTTCTCCGCTTCAACCATCCATTGGGCGTTCATTAGCAGCTGTTCAGGAATAGACATTGGTTTCTTCAAAGCCTTTTTCATTCTTTCAAATTCATTGATATATGCTACATTTAAATCAAATGCTTTTGGGACTGCTGCTGAATACCCTCCGATTAACTGTGCGATTCCTTTTTCTGTAATTAAGTAGTTTCTATATACCTGTTTGTTTTGCGGATGTGTATATTCTCCTGTGATATAGAACCCTGCGGAACTTTCCGCACCCCCCAAATTTTTTTACATAACCATCTATTTTGTCCAATAAATCCCTGTGGTTCACTTCCAGTTCCTGTGCTACTCTATTACTTGTTGTTACCAAAATTCCGTTTACATTTTCTACATTTACTTTAATTAAATTCATTTACTTTCCTCGCTTTCGTTTAAATATATTGTTTAATTTTTGTATTTTCATGATATAATACTTCTAAAAAACAGGAGGGATTACCGTGAAAAATACTATTGACATAAATTCATTAATCAGTGTTTTAAGTTTAATTATTAGTGTGGGATCTTTATTTATTAATTATTTAGTATATAAGTTCTATACTCCAAAATTAATCTTCAAATTAATACCCCACTCTTATTATTTTTATATGAAAGACCTAAAATCTAATGAATATGATTCTGAAAAAGCAGCTGTCGTTTCACTAAAAATAAGTAATTCATCATCTTTTCCAATTACAATTGATGAGGTTTATATTAAAAACCATACTAAAATTTTTCATGATAATGATTTTACTTTTGCCCCAATTGAAATTAAGTTGGAAAAGAATAAATTTTCCTATCTTCTACCTGAAACTATTGCCAAAATACCACTTAGGATAGAGCCTTATGACGCGATTCAGATTAGTTTCAGATTCCCATTTTTTAAAGGTTCTAATAATTTTAAACTTTTTTTATCAACTCCAAGAAGGAATTATTCTTTGAGGGTAAAGTTATTAGAATACCACGAGTTATACCATTCTCTTTTTTAACATCTATTAAGATTGTTAGATTTTCTAAATCCTCATCTTTTTTTAAATAATTCTTTTTTATCAATTCTGTTATTTCTTCCATCTAAATTTCCTCGCTTTCTCCGTAATCTAAATCTAAAACTTCACAATTTTTTATTGTCGTTTAAGCAACAAGGACTTGAAAAAAAATATAAATTAGGATCTATTTTAAGCTTTTCGCACAGTGTTCGAACCTCATTTAAATTAAAATCTAATCCTTTACCATTAATTTTTCTGCTTAAAGAAGACTCGCTTATACCTGTTAATTCAGATAGTTCTTTATTTTTCATACCTATTTCTATAAGATGTTGCTTTAACTTTAGGTACATGAAAATCACCTCCTTTTGTTTCTTTAACGATAACAAATTATAACATCGTTCTGTTTCTTTGTCAACAATTTTTTTTAAAAAAAATAAAAAACTTGTTTTTTTAGAAACTTATGGTATAATGATAATGTAAATTTTGGAGGTACCCGATATGTTAGAAAAAAATTTTAAATATGGAGATAGACTTAAAGATTTAAGAAAACCCGCAAATGATCCAAGCAAACAGATGAGTATGGATGAGTTATGTGAAAAATTTTCAGAGAAATATGATTTGAAAGTCAATAAGAGTATGGTGTCGCGATGGGAAAATGGGGTAGCTGTACCCGATAACAAACATATAGTTGCCTATGCTGATTATTTTGATGTTGACATGAATTATTTAATAGGTCTGACCGACATAAAAAGAAAGTTATCCGAATTCAGACTGAATGAAACTTTAGAAGATAAGAATGATATCAACGGTATAATTAGAATTTTAGAAACTTTAGATAATGAAAAGCTACATTATCTGAAAGATATTATTTTTAAGTTATCAAAACTTGATAATGATAAAATTGACGCAATAAAAAGTATATTAAATATTTAAGGAGTTGATTTAGCAATGTCATACATTTCACAATCTATTGTTTTAGCAGAATTTACATCAAAAAGTAAGAAAGAGATTACACAAGGGATTATATTTAGAGACAATAACAAATTTGGGTTAATTATACCGAAGAAAAAATGGCTAGAAAATGAAAGGTGTATAAATCTGACAATAAATGCCCCTGGTATGTATATACAGGAAGTAGAATTTACTATTGAAATTGATAAGATATATATACACTCAAATGAATTTTTGTCATATATCCCTTTAAAAGATTTAAGTATGAATGGCTTTAAATTAGACTATACATCAAGTGCATACAGCAGAGAGGTTCTAAATTGCGTAAAATATTGTATGATTCGAGATATTTTTACTGGCAATGTCTCTTATCCATCTACTGAACCTCCTATAATTTCTAGCTTTTTATTAGGCATAGCAGAAAGTTTAGTTTGTACAAAATTTTACAATTACATGTGGCATGAATCTAATTTATACCACGCATTCTATGATTACATAAATATTATGGATATAGAACTTTTTGATGGGTGTCCTTTAATTTGTAACGGGAGCCACATAGCAGGAATTATTATAAGTAACCCAATTTTTAAAGATATCAAAAATTACAAAAATACAGGTATAATTGTTAATTCAAATTGCATTCTTGATTTACTAAACGGGATATAGCAATATTAATTTAACATAAACATAAATATAAATAAAAGGAGTGATTTTAAAATGGCAAAGAAAATTGTCGGAGAAGATGGAAAAGTATATTATGAAAGGAAACCAATTTATAAAAGATGGTGGTTTATCCTGCTGGTTATTTTAATTTTTTTAGGTATTATAGGTAGCAGAGGGAGTAAAAATGAAAATGGCTCTTCAAGCGTAAAAACAGCAGAATCAAAAAAGGAAGAAGTTAAAACTTTTAAAATAGGAGATATGGTCAATACTGAAAACATAGAACTTACCGTAAATGACGTATCATCTGCTAAAAAAGTTACTGACGACAGCGGTTATCTCGAATACAAACCCGATGGAGAAGACAACAGATTCATAATTCTGCATGTTACAATCAAGAATATAGCCAAGGAAATGATTTCCCTTGATTCAAGTAGTTTTCAACTATATTCAGGCGACGTTCAATATTCACCTACTATGATTATGGTCAAAGATGGATTAAACCTTGATGGAATCAATCCAGGAGTGCAGATTAAAAGAAGAATATTCTTTGATGTGCCTAAAGATGTGGTAGATGCTAAAAACTTAAAATTAAAATTAGGAAGTAATATATTTTCCCAGACAGGCGGACATCTTGAAATAGACCTTTCAAAATAAATAATCTCGATATAAAATATCTAAATAAAAAAGGCCCTGCGACCAACAGGACCTTGAAAATATGTGTGATATACCCACATACTCTAACCAGTATTAAGTATATCACACAAACCTTTAAAATACAATACAAGGAGTGTGATTTTTTTATGAAAAATCCAAACGGATATGGGAGTGTCATCAAGTTATCAGGCAAGAGAAGAAGACCTTTTGCTGCAAGAATTACAACCGGATATGACAATGATGGAAAGCAGATATATAAATATCTAGGCTACTATGAGACAAGAAAAGAGGCCATGCAGGAACTGTCGATGTACAGTGCAAACCCTTATGATGTAGATCTGAAAAAAATAACATTACGCGAGATATATGACAGATTCATACAGTCTAAAAAAAACAGCGTATCAGCTAAAACACTGAAAAGTTACAGCAGTGTACATAGCCACCTATTCCCTTTGATGGATTTTAAAATATCGGATATTAAAACTGTGCAATTACAAAAACTTTTTGATGAAACTGCGGTCAAAATATCAACTGGGTCATTAAAAGTTATGAAGACTATAACGGCACAGATTTTCCGTTATGCCATGAAACTTGACATTATAGATAAAAACTACTGTGATTTTATTATTTTACCTCGGCACCAGAAAGTTCTCGAACGTAAAATATTTACTGAGGAGGAAATTGCCATATTGTGGGCGAATATAAAAGAAGTGGAATATGTGGATGTAATACTTATCCTTATTTACACAGGTATGAGAATAAATGAGCTGCTTAAACTTAAAAAAACTGATGTGGATATTGTAAATTGCACACTGACAGGGGGGAGCAAAACTGATGCAGGTAAAAACAGGGTTATCCCGATACATTCCAAGATACTTCCATTGATTAAAAAAAGAATGGGGAATAAAACTGATTACCTGGTCCCAAACAAAACAGAAAAAGGAGCAATGCACTATATCACTTTCAGAAGGCTTGTTTTTATCCCTATGATGTCAAAATTTGGAATGGAACACACACTGCACGACACAAGGCATACATTTGCCACAATGATAAGTGATGTATCTGACAATGAGACTGCAATAACGGGAATAATAGGGCACACTAATATAAATATGACAAAAAAATACACCCATACAAACATAGAAAAAATGAAAAAGGAAATAGAAAAAATAAATTAAAATACCAGGTAATCAGCCCTGGTATTTTTTTTGCTATAAATAACAGTTTTACATGTAATTTATCTGTATATTACTTGTATATTACCGTTAAAAATTTAGGTCATTTTTTGTGATTTTTTCAATTTCCTAAAATGTGAAAACCCTTATTTTAAAGGGCTTTAAGGTGTCTAAAAAATTTTATTC